AAACCACTACCAGACACGGTATCGGCGTAGGCAATGTGGGTGTACTGTGTTTTACCATCAACACCTTTGACACCGGGTATACCTTGGTCGCCCTTTGGACCTTGCAAACCTTGTGGACCGGCAGGACCAGTTAGCCCTTGCGGTCCTTGAGGACCAGTTAAACCACGTTCACCCTTGTCACCTTTAGCCCCATCGTTTCCTTTTGGTCCCTGCTCACCGATTTTAGAAACTGAATAGCCGGTTTCATTAGTATTATCCGTATAACTCCAAACGGTTTTCGTCCATAGGTATTGCCCAGCCGGTACGTTAGGCACTTGGCTAGTCCAACCAGTCGTTGGTGCTACTGTTCCCGATGTTCCTTGTGCATAGGTAATGGTTGTGCTACGAATACCGACACCATCCTTCCCAGCAATACCGTTATTACCATCGTTACCGTCTCTTGCTACGTAGGTTTTTTGATAGCCAGTCTCGTTTGTGTTATCAGTGTAAGTCCAAACCGTCTTGGTCCAAAACCATTGCCCTTTAACCAAGGCTGGTGGGTTTTGATACCATGCCGTAGGTGGCACGGTTTCAGATACAGACAATCCGTATAGGACACTAGTGTTCCTAATCCCGATACCATTCTTGCCGGGAATCCCATCGTTTCCACGGTCTCCCTTTGGTCCTTGTTCTCCCATTTTTGCAACGGAAAAACCTTGTTCGTTTGTTCCGTCTGAATAGAACCATGTCGTTCTTGTCCATAGGTATTCGCCGGGGTTAACTGTTGGGATGTCTGGAGACCATGTACCGTCTTCAAATACGATGTTTTTAATCCAAATTGAATTGTCTGTAGCATAGCTATTAACACGAATTTCATAATCGCCGGTTGGTCGGTTATGTGTGTACCTCGTACCGTTAGCCGTGCTGCTATCGGAAATAATAGCCCACGTACTAAAACTTGGATTGACAAGCCAGATTGTAGCGTTGCTATTGCTTGCACCCGTATTGTGCTGGTTGGTGAACGCTCCATTAGTTTCAGCGGATAAGATGTAATTATTCCCTTGCTCTAATCGGACACGTTGACCGGTCATGATGAGGTTGTCAGTCGTTGAATTAGATGGTTGGTATTTATCACTAATCGCTGCGATTACGCTACCAGACGGCTTATTGACACCGTCCGTAGATTTCGCATAACGTAGTGTAGTATTAACCAACCCCACGCCATCTTTACCGGGTAGACCATCGTCACCTTTAGCCCCATTCTGTGGGATGTATGTTTTCTGATATCCAGTTTCACTAGATAAGTCCGTATACATCCATTGTGTCTTAGTCCATAGGTATTTACCTTTAACCAAAATTGGCGGATTGGAAGTCCAGCTCGTAGGCATGGTGGTTTCATTGTCGCTCATTCCATAAGTGATAGTGGTAGATTTCAAGCCTACACCGTTTTTCCCTGGTAAGCCATCGTTACCTCTATCGCCTTTTGGGCCTTGCTCCCCTTTATCCCCTTTAGGTCCGGGAGTACCGTTCCTACCGTCTGAAACATTTAAAAAAGTAACTTCTTCTGAAGCTACTTCTTTGTTATCTACCCATGCCGAAACCGTTAAGGCAGTCGGTTGGGTAATCTGTGATGCCACCATGTCGTAGGTCATACCCACGTATTTTATGACACCGTCAATTACGAAACGCCACGTTGCGTTAACGGTTCTATCGCCTTGTTTCAAGATTGGTCGAACAGTCGAGCGACCAACACCGTTTTTAAACGCTGTTCCGTTCGTGGTTGTGATCTCAACACGGTACGGTAAGGCTCTTGCTGCGATTTCATCAATTCGTTGTTGCAAGTCAGACGATGGTTTGTTGACAATTTTACGATAATTCGAAAACACAACAGAGTTATTAAGCGGCATGTCAAAACTGATTACCATCTCAGATACACGAGCTTCGAGGGCTAACCCACCTCTAAAATTATTATTAATAATCTTAACGGTGTCGCCTAAATTGATATCCTTGTAGTTTTCAATAAAACTAGATTGAATATCAACGGTATAGGTCAATAGTGGATAAGCGTATTGCTTAATAGTACGCAATGCGTAAGCCTTGAGGGCGTTGACATCTTTGTATTCTGTCTCGAAATCCTTGCGTGTCCATCTATCTGTGTCATTGTCCTTTAGTGTGGATGGGTACTTTTCCAGAGATAGCGGTGCATAGACCATTGGACTGCCTTTTTTAGAATAAAACTCTACTTGCCCACGCTCGTTTTTTTCTTCAAACTCAACGCTTTCAAGATTAGTTCCTTCTTGCCCAACGAAATACCCAGCGTTGAATAGTTGGGTCTTGTCACTAGCAACTTGGACACCTTTTAGTCCGTTTTGGTAGTAGAGAATAACATCCCCTCGAACCTTACCAATTCCGTGGTGATTTTCGTCTGGCTGCTGATAGATGTCGATGATAAACTTTTTCAAAGTTCCATCTCGATTTAACTCTGTACGGAAAACAAATTCTGCATCGAATTGATTCATCAAGCTATGAAGCTGCTCTAGTTTAGTGCCGTTTTGAGATTCAAACGTGATAGTTCTTGTTTTGTCAGAAATCTCATTGATACCAATTTCAAGACCAGCAAAACCAAGTAAGTCAAGATTTTGAAAATACCACTCAAGGCTTTTAGCACCGTTACTACTAGCAAGAGGACGTGAAGATTCCATCGCTAACTCGAGGTTAGTGTTGTTACAAGTTACTTGAAAACTAGTGTCATTCTCGACAAGTTGCGACACATAGAATACATGGTAATTATTATCGTAGAAAAACGACACATACATCTGATCATTGATGTATTTCACATCCTCGTGCATCTTGCCATTCACAATCTTAGGAATTGTGAAATCGAATGTGCTGGTTGAGTATTCAAGATAAGTGTGCCATTGACTATTAGAATAGGGCAACATGCCCGGAACGTTATTGTTTAGGGCACAAACCTTACGCATGTTTTTATCATGAATCCAAATTTGCATTAAACAAAATGCTCCTTCCAAGAAATTTCAATAGTTGGGTCAGTTCTTATCCAACTTGATGTGTAGATGTCGATTTCAGTTTCACCAGTGCCGATACCGAACGGCTCGGATAAATAAGTTAACTCATTAGATGCTGGCAGATTGTCAACAAAGGTTTTGCCTTTCGACATGTCAACTTCCAACACCGAGCCTTTGCCAAATCGGTTAGGGATATCCTCGGTAGCATTGACGAAATCTTTGCGATAACAGAATTTATCGACATACATATGAGTTACAAGCGGACTTTGACCAACTCCGGACAATAGAACACTAACTTTTGCTGACTTACGACCTTTTAAGATAGGCACTTTGTATTTTAAGTAAGAGCCCCACCAGTAAAAAATTAATTCATCGTCTCTACGTGCCATGTCTGACCATCCACGTTGTGCATTAAATGGATTGTGTTCGTCTAAATGCGTTCCTAGAAAATGCCTACTGTCGATAATTTGATAACTACCTTTGCCATCAGTGGTCATGATGTTGTAATCACAACCCAGACCATTTTCTTTCTTCTTAGACTCTACGCCATAAAGAAAATGCCCTTGGTCGTCAGAAACACATATTTTGAGATAGCCATATTGGCTAGGCAACCCCAACCAAAAAACTTGTCTCCACCAGATATAGTCATTTAACGAACCTCTTTCACCGCTAGAATCAACTGGGATATCCCATGAAATCGAACTACCTTGAAGGAATTTATTTCCATTCCCTCTTGAAGTCAATGCAATGTTAGGACGATTGAATACATCGACAATGTTTAGCGTCCCGTTCAAATCAGCACTATTGTCGTTGAAAATACCATTGTTTTTTGAGCCACTCGCAAAACCTTTTCTAATGCCATCTTCATCACGATAATCCAAAAGGACCTCTGACCGCTTAACATCTTGCATATCAGCTTCATTAGGATTGCCGATCTCATAGCTTTCGCTGGAAGATTTTACAATCCCAACCCAGCCATTATCTGAGTTAAACTTCAGCTTAATGTCTGGATAGGTTTCAGCCGTACCAAAGTTCTTTAGAGTCGCCTTGTAGTGACCAGTTGAAACCTTTTTAATACTGCCGTATTTCGTTTCACCATCGCTACTTACTAGAGCTTGTGCCTTGTTCTCACCATAACTTTTTGGCACGTCGAACGTGACCGTTACTGTTGCGGTAATCGGTGCGGTGTTCTTGTCAACCGCAAGTGATGCTTGACCAGACGGGATAGCTTCCCAAACCTTGTTAGGCTCATCGCCGAAAATCAATGGCTTAGGCTTATCTACGTTGAGATACCCGCCTAGCGTTTCAGCAATAGTGTTAAAGTAGTCGTAGTTTCCGACTAGGGTAAACGATACTTGAATCTGTTTGACTGACAAGGTGCTATATAGGAATTGCTGGCCGTAGCGTCTACGCCCTTGGTCTTGATAGTTGTTATTGAAGTTAGCTGCCACATTCTTGGTGACATCTACTGGAACAGTACGCCCTTGCCCCTCATTGAATAATTCGGTTAAGTTCTTACCGTCATAAGTTACTGACATTCCTATCAAATAATGCTACCTCCTAGAAACGCTTGTCTGCGTTCATAATCGTTTGTTGCTTTTGTCATGAACGGTGCGAGACCGTTTGACACACTTCTACCATCGATGATATTTCTAACTTCGATTGGGTTAGAGCCATTAGTTACCAATTGACCAAGTAGGTCAATCATGACATCTAACTTGTTTTCTAGGACAGAAACACGCTCACGGTCTGAAGTATTATCGTGATTGCCTTGTGGGGCATCGCCGGCAAAACGTGCCACTGCTTCAGTAAGTAGTTGCCACGCTCTGCCACGTTTGGCGATATCTGTTGGAATGATATATTCTGGCATATCGCCTTCAGCCAATTCATAAACGCCGTTTTTGTGGACTAGACCACCGTTCGCGTAGCCATAAGCCGCGACACGGTTAAAGGCTGCGTCCGATGTACCATAACGATGCTTGATGTAGTTGATTGCAGCAAGCAAGTTATCATAACCATTTCGGATATTGTTGTGACCAGCGTGTTTATATGCGTCGAACGTTGGTTGGATAGTCTGCATCAAACCAATTGAAGGTGTACCAGCTCTGGCGTTACTATCCCAGTTATTTTGAACGTTAGGGTTGCCACCAGATTCACGCTGGATGGTTGCCAAAATCTTAGATACACGGAAGTCATTCGGCTCGATTCCATTTGCTTTCAAGGCACGAACAACCGATTCACGCCATCTTGAAACACCCGTACCTTGAGGTCCATCTTCACCGCCACCAGCTGGGCTGAGCAATGGACCAAGGGTTTTCTTAATCCAATCGAACATGCCACCGACTTGACGTTTAATCAAGGTTTGAAGTGGGCTGTTACGGTCTTTTAACGGTTTGCTATTGTCTTCACCGCTACTGCCACTATCTCGAACACCGAAATCAAGGAAAGTAGCAGCGTTCGAAATATGTCGTCCGGCATATTGGTGATACTGACCATTACCGCCGTAGTTGTATTCTTCACCATCGTAGGTGTCGCCATGTACGGCTGTTACAAAGTCAACGTGGTTACTTGATACCGGACCACCAGTGTAGACGGCTACCGTACCCGGTTTAGGTCTACTTAAGTGTGGCACGCTGGCAGATATCCATTGGTTACCATTACCGAGGTGACTAAATAGACTAGGCTTAACACCAAGATTGGCCAAACGGCTGGCAACGAAGGATACACACTCACGGTAGAAATAACCCCACGGGTCAGCACCAGCGTCTTTAGCCTTGTCTTTGAAGCGATAGTCATCACCTTTAGCACCCATTGCCACTGTGCCTTCATCCATAGAAGCACTGGCCATAGACCAAAGTTCTTTCCACCAGTTTTTAGCTTCTTCGACTGGTTTCTTATACAGTGCGTTACCAAGCGGGTTAAACATGCCGGCTAACTTATCAGCATTAGGACTGAATTTTTTAGCTAGTGATCCAACAGGGTCTTTAACGACATCACCGACAAACTCAATCATCTTCATGAATTTATCGACACCATTCTTCATGGTATCCCAAACTGAGCCCGCCACATTAGTAGCCGTATCCCAGATTTTAGACCAGAAACCAGTACCCTTTGCAAACGCTCCACGTTCAACACCCATGAGCATAGCTAACTCACTAGCATTGATGACTTCCGAACCAGCCGGCAAGAGGTATTCAACGTTTCGCCCTTGTGGCAAGAATGACTTACCATTAGGCAGAATAACCATTTCTTGGTTGTTGGTTTCTGGACTGTCATACCCATCGTTTAGCGTAGCTAATGTAGGCTTGGTGATTGGGTTTCGGTATGAGCTAAACATACCAGTACCACCGGCAAACTTAACTTTCGGGATTTTAGAGATAGCTTCCTTGCTACCACCGAAATCAGAAATCAGTTTGTTAATGCCATCGATACCAGCGTTAGGCAATGCAATGACAGCGTTAATACCATCACCGGCAAGTTTCTTCATGCCGTCCCACATTTCGCCAAAGCCTTTTTTAACATTATCCCAAGTGTCTTTGAAGAACTTAGCGATATTGGTCAATGCGTCGGTAATTAGCTTGGTAATATTAACACCGAATTTCTCTTGTGTTAACGCTCCGATTTCATCCCATTTTTTAGATAGGAATTTCTTAGAGTTCTCCCAACCGTCAAACCAATTCTTATTGATACCCTTGTGGTGCTTGTCGATATCTTTACCAAGGGCAGTCATGGCTTCTGTAGCATTGCCCTTGATACCTTCCCATGTTTTAGATGCGAATTTCTTAACGTTGTCCCACTTATCAGACCAGTCTTTTTTAAGATTAGTCATGTGTTTTGCAACGCCTTTAGCCATATCTTTAACATGGTCCACGGTGCTATCAACAAACTTCTTGAATGGCTTGTTATGTTTATACATCAACTCAAACCCAGCTACTACCGGATTAGAGATTACAAGCAATTTCTTGGCAGTGTTAGTAAAGGCTTTGATACCTTTCTCGCCACCAGTGAAGTAAGTCTTGGTTTTTTCAAAACCTTTCTTGGTGCTCTTGGTCATTGAGTCCATCGCACCCGTCCAAGTTTTCTTCATGCCATCCCATGTCTTACCAAGCCATTTACCAGCATTAGAAAAACCGTCTTTGATATTTTTAACAATGCCATCAACGAATTTCTTGAATTTCTTGTTATGCTTGTAAATTAAAGCAAAAGCTCCAGCAATAGGATTGGCAATAAATAAAAGGACTTGTTTCCAGTCCTTTTTGAAGAAATCAATGATCTTGCCAAAGATTTCTTTTGTCACTTTAAAAATCTTATCAAAGGCTTTTTTAGCAGCACTAAACATGCCATCAACAAATTTCTTGAATTTCTTGTTGTGTTTATAGAGCAATACCAATGCAGCGACAGCCGCTGCTACCGCAACAGCGATTAACCCGATGGGATTTGCTGCCATTGCTGCGTTCAATGCTACTTGCACCCCCGTCGCAATTTTTTGAGCGGCAGCCATAGCTTTTTGGGCGACAGTCATAGCTATCGTTGAATTTTTCATCACGTTAATAGCTTTCGCAACTTTCATCACTCCTGAAGCTACTTTAGAACCCACAAAGTAGGCAGCAAACAAAGAACCGACTGTTTTAATAGCCGTTTTATGTTCTGCAATACCGCCTAAAGCCTTTGATAGTGATGTTACTGGTGATTTAGCTTTCTTGCCGTTGCCAGTCATTAGGTTAAGCGCTTCGGCAACACCTTTAATCATGCCTACGGCAGTTTCCCAAACACCGCTAGCAAAGTCTTTACCAATGCTAAACACCGAACCTAAACTATCTTTAACCTCTTTGAAAAAGGCTACAATTTTAGGGGCGTTGTTAGCGATACTCTTACTAAGGTTATCGACAAACTTATTGAGGCCGTCCATTAAGCCATTAAGTTTATCTGTCCCATCACCGAGATTAAACACTTTAGAAAAGGCGTCCATGATAGTGCCTAGGCCTTTGGAAACGTGTTCCCCTAAATCTTTAAATTTAGTTTCAGTGTTAGGGTCAGCAACCCAATTACCAATCTGTTGTAAGAATGGGTTTTTCATTTTGTCGATTGGGTCACGGAAAGCTGCAACTACTGCCGGCATGCGAGACTGGATAGTTCTTTCAAGGCCACCGATGGTGGTTGAGAAATTAGCCGTGGCATCCTTGTATTTGTCTTGCAACTCAAACAAGGCTTTCTGTGCCATTTCAGAAGTGATTTTGCCATCTTTCTGCAATTCGGCATATTTCTCTTGGGTCATATCAGCAATGCCCAATTCTTGTGCAGCTACTTCTTTAAGTTGGTTCTTCATTTCTGGGAAAACATTGATGATAGACATCATGTCTTGCCCTTGGACTTTACCATTGGCAATCATTTGAGCCCACTGAGTAGCGAAATTCTCAACGGCTGCATCGGTCTGACCGAATGCGTCTTGCAAGGTCAAGATAGCTTGCGTTTGCTGTTTGGTTAACTCGGTGTTGTGAGTTACGGCATAGAATTTTTGGTTCATACCGTCAACCATTTCGGTTGAGTTAGCCGCTGCCTGTGCCATTTGGTTGGTCATATCGACCATCTTCTTACCCTCTTCAGCGTTACCGGTAAGTGTTAACCAAGTGGCATTCATGGTTTGTTGGTACTTAACGTATTCGGCACTTGATTGGGCGATTTCGTCAAACTTGCCCTTGATAGCTCCCAATGCGTTTTGGAAACCGTTGCTAATCAAGTTAGCTGCAAACGTAGCTCCGAAGATACCTTTCAAACGTGAGGTTTTCGTTTCAGTTTCACTAACTTCACTACCTAAACGTTTAAAACTATCTTTCAAGCGTCCGATGAGTGAGCTAGACCGTTGACTTTGCTCAATCTCGTCATTCAACTTATCGGCAGCATTGCGAGTATGTGCAAGACTGGTGGCAGTTTCATCCAAACGTTGCTTTTGCTTGCGATATTCATCGCTCGTTCTTCCGGATTGTTTTGCCACACGCTCAAGCATTTCTTTTTGGGTCTCGTACTGCTTGTTTAAGTTAGTAATAGAACCCTTGTATTGCTTGAGTTGTTCTTGCCTAGCTTCGTCCTCTTTGCCTTCTGCTTTCAGACGCTTGATATAAGTATCTGAGGCTTCATTTTGAGCTTTGTACTCACGCTGCAATTCGGATAGCCCAGACTTGTGGTAATCTAGGCTATTCTTAGCTTGTCGTTGTTGATTTTCCAACGATGCCAAACGTGTAGTAGCTTGGTCAATCTGTTGTTGGTACTTAAGGTACTGTTCAGCGGTTTCAGCGGTGCTACCTTTAAGTTGAGACTGCTCTTGTTTCAGTTTCTCAATCTTATGTTGTTGGTTTTGGATGGCATTTCCCAAACCGTCATACTTAGCTTGTGCTGCTCCTAGATAGTCACCAGCGCTACGCATTTGGCTTTCTTGTGCCTTCCATGCGTTCGTAGAACTATTGACTAACTGAGTTAACCGCTTAATCGAATTGGCAGCCTGTAGCGTATCCAAGGCGATTTCCGTGGACATGGTAGCTTGTACTTTTGCCATGTAATATTTTTCCTCCTTTCCTTAAAAATTTAGAGCAAAGATGTTGGGTCAACCATCCTATCTTCTTCCTCTTTAGCATTCAAAATTTTCATTAGCTCATAATAGTCAGTGTCGTAATACTGATCTAGTGTCCACCCAAAACCTTGGATTGATTTTTTAGCAACGAGTTTTAAGTCCTCAATGCTATTTTCTAAATCAAAAATCTGTTCGCCCTTAGACTTTAGTCTTTTGGGTCGGTTTCACCAGCGGCGTTTTCAAGTTGTTCGTCTGTCAAGCCGTACATATAGCCTACCAATTTTTCAGAAATTTCTTGTGTGCGAACATTATCCAAATCAAGCAATTTGTCATAGGCTTCATCATCCAAGTTGAGAATAGCACGGATAAAGCTGAGCATTTCCTTGAGCACAGTGTAACTTGCTTGTGCTTGCTCTTGTGTGTCGCTATCTTCCATAGTGTCACTGAGCTTAAGCACTGCTAGTTGATACTCGTGCATACGCAAAACGTTGCGGTTGCTTGTAGTGACTTTGAAGGCTTTTTTACTGATTTCTGGGATTTGAATAGTTTTGATTTCCATTTCTCTTTACTCCTTTTAACAAAAATAGAGGTCAGGCCATGAGCCCGACCTCTTGCGAATTATTTAGATTATCCACCGATTCCTGGTGTACCAGTGAGAACATATCCACCAAATACTTCTTTGAACATGTTAGCTTTATCGTAGTTAGATGCACCAGTGTAGTATTTCTTGTAAGGCTCACCGCCGAACGCATCCGCTGACAAGGCATTGAATGTCATGTTATCGTCTTGACGAGTTTGAGCAGTATCAGTATCTGTAGCAACGTTTTGAGTTGATTCTTGCATGATACCGTTAGCAAAACCAAAGAATACTGAGTGTTTACGGTCAAGCGTTTCAGATTCAATCAATACCGCTGTGTGTGGTTTTTCACCATCCATCACATAACCACCCTTACCGTCTGGTTTGAAACCGAGCATTTTTTGTTTGATTTCAAAGTCAAGGTTATTGAAGTCAAATGCTACTGTCGGTGAACCCGGTGCGATCATAACATCTTGCACTGAGTTGTTTCCAGGGACTTTAGTCGCTTGACCTTCCAAGTTTGAGATGTTAGCGGTACGAGTACCGAGCATTTTAGAATCAACTTCGATTACACCGTCAGTTGAAAGGCCGTCAGCACCTTTAATGAGTTTTTGGGTTTTAGGGTCAACCAATGCAAGGCGGACCATTTTCAAACCTACAATTGCCATATAGTTATTTCTCCTTTGTTAAATTAATCTGTCGAGGGCAACAAAAAAGACCGCCGTAATCTGTAATGTATCGGGGTCTATACTATGTTCTCTCATATCTGTAATTGAGTAGTGTTCAGATTTTAGGAATTTCAGTAATTCCATCTCAAAGGCTTCAATATCAAAATCGATATCAGCTTTGTAGAAAATCTGGACTTCTACTCTGTCTGTTTTACTGAAAAAGGTATTGTTTCCGCTTAAGTCAAGGGATGGATTGCTTTCGGTGAGCAATACGATTGTCTTATCGGTATTTTCTTCGAGTTCTTTAGGCAAGTTGTTTGCATATACTTCGCTTATTTCACCAAATTCTTTGCCGTCAATCAGCTCTTTAAGTTTTACGGTTGCTAACACTTAATCACTTTCCTCCTTTCCTACGGATGAGTTTTTCATACTCCGCTTTTTCTGCCAATAGCACCTTTTTCTGTACGGCACTATCGTTTTGGACATTGGTGACGAAATGATCAGCACGGTATTTCTTAGTGCCATCATTTAATCGTCTGGCATTTTGAGCGTGGTAGTTATTCTTCCAGCCTACGGTTGCCACACCGTTCTTTCTGCCATCAGCGTTAGTTGATTGGACAGATAAACCGTCAGCCATGTGTCCATACTTCAAATCTTTCTTGTTTGAGTAGTGTTTCTCCCTAGTAACTTCTTCCAGTTCCTTTTGAAACACTTTCGCACCAGCGGTAGTAATTTTAGCTTGTTCCGCTGGTGTGATATCGCCAATACTGGCTACCGTTTCAAGCCAGCCCCCCAGTGCTTCATCAAGCCCCACCATAAGCTATCACCCAACTTTCTTGTGCTTCCTAAGTGTCAGAAAGTCGTAGCGGTTAAGCCCAAAGTTTTCATTCGGACTTACTCGCACAATATCATACTGAGTGCCATTTAAAACAGCGACTTGACCTTCTACCACTTTAGCGTTATGACGAATAACGATAACTCTTGTATCGCTTTCGCCATTTTGTTGGGCCAAATACTCTTGATTGAGTGTGCGAGTGTGGGGTTTATAGTGCAATGTAAATTGTTTAACAAACTTTGGCACGCTCACACCCGTAAACTTGTTAGGGGTGCTTTGATATGTGCCAAAATCAGCTTTAAAACGAAAGTCTGAGGGTAAATATCTAACTTTAGGCATTAGTCACCTCTTTCTTCGCTATACGTTGCGTATAAGCCCCTTAATTGCCCTATAATGCTATTCAACGTTAAATTGATAGGATAAGTCACTGTATCAGTTAAAGCCACCCTATAGGTGAAATATGAGCTTGTGAGGGCTATTACAGCCGTGTCAAACAAAGATTCTACACTTTCAAGGTCGTAGAATTTCGGGTCATTACCGACTGCATTGATAATGTACTGTTGAGCCGATTCAATGTAAGCTGGAATGAGTGCAGTGTCGTCTGTCTCATCCAGATTCAAGGTCTGCATGATGGTTTCCTTAGATACACTCATTGCTTACCTCCTAAATTAAGCTCCGGCAGTAAGATTAGCTTTTTGGTCAGCGATAGTCTTGAATGACGCTGGCACAAACGCTTCTTCATCAGTTTTTACAACATCGAAGCGGTCAATAACACGTACTTTAGTAGTGTCAGTTTCGAATGCTCCACCACCGATATTTGTTGAAAGTAGTGACAAGTGTTGACGGTCAAACAATGTTACCGCTTGTTTCAAGTCGCCAAAGTAAAGTGGCATAGCTCCACCAGTACCATTAGCAAGCCAACGGTCTGAAACTTCTTTAACTGCGAAACCATCGATTGAGTATCCAGTTGGTGATTTCACGTCACGTTCCATGAGGTAATCACCCATAGCATTCTTAACTTTTTTAAGGGCAGTGAAGCCTGAAGTGTTAGTCAAGAAGAATGAGGTTTGTTTAATTGCTGGGTCAACTTTAGCTTCTAGGTCAATGATGTCATCCCATTTAGCCAATGTCGGTTTAGTTGGGAGTGTTGTAATAACTTCCAAGATAGCTTTGTTACGAGTAACCACGACTTTTTTCGCAATCCAACCAGACAACCAAGCAAGGATATTTTCGGCAGAATCAGCAAGCAAGCTGTTAGTTACTGTTGAGATACCAGCATAGCGTTTGATAGCGTAGCGGATAAGAGAAAGTTTAGGATCATCATTGGCACCGATTTGTCCAGCTTCATCGTCGAGTTTAGAAAGACCAGTAATTTCAGCCCATTTTTCGTAAACACGAGAACCGGTAAGTGTAGTTACGTTTTCAACGTTTACATATTCTTGCAATGAATCGTATTGACGAACCAATGTATTGATAGCTGTACGAATATCTTGAGGGATAGTCAAACCAGCGTCAGAACCAGATGCGTCTGTTTTTGAATCAAGCAAGTTTTGGTAGCGACCACGAACGAGGTTCTTAAAGTCTTTAACAAAGTTTGCTTTAACTTCTTCTTCGTTTTCGGTCAAAGGTTGTTTTTCTTCTTCAGTCATGTTAGCTACTTCGCTAGCACGAGCTTCAGTATATTGTTCTTTGAACATATCACGCTTCATTTTCGCAGTGTCACGCTCGTTTTTGATTGCTTGCAATTCTTCAGCGGTTACTGAATCATCAAGCATAGCTACGTTAAGTTTTTCATTCAAGTTTTCGACCTTGTCGCCTTGAGCAACCCAAAGGTCATGCAATTCGTTTGATGTTTTCATCAATCATCTTCCTTTCATTTTTCAAGTAGAATAGCCAATTTCTGCTCACGCAATGAATTGGTCTTAGGTGTCGCAATCATATTCTTAAATTTAGTGATTGCTGATTTGCTTGGTAGTTGATGTGTAGCGTTAGTAACCATGATTTCTTCTTCATCGTTGTCGAAGAACATGATTTCATCCGCAAAGCCTTTATCAACGGCAGTTTTCGCATTAAGCCATGTTTCTTTCGCCATGAGATCAAGTAATTCTGGTTGCTTAAGTCCAGTCTTCATTTCATAAGCCAAAGCAATGGATTCATCAATGCTATTCAATACTGCCGATTGATGTTCCAAATCATCGCTATTTCCAACGATGCCTGTTGACGCCTTGTGAATCATAATATGTGCCGTTGGACTGATACGCACGGTATCACCAGCCATAGAAATGACACTCGCAGCACTAGCCGCAAGCCCTTGCACATTAACCACAATACGCTTGCCACTCGCTTTAAGCATTGTATAGATTTCACTTGCTGCAAATACATCACCACCATTAGACGCTATATTAAGCGTGATTTCTTCGTCTTCATCGTTAGCAATGGCATCTTGTACCAGTTTCGGATAGGTACTAGACATGCCAAAGTATTCGTAGAAAGCACCAGCATCATCACTTACGATATCGCCTTTAATGTCAATCTTGCCCATTTGTCTCACCTCCTTTCAATATGGTTCGGTTAGGGTTTTCACCCTTTGGCAACTCTTTAGGTAAAATCTCAGCTTGTTGCAAAATATACAAGCCTTGATTCTGTGCGAGTGTGCCACTTTTGACCATGCTATTGATACGGCTGATATAGTTAGCACCAGTCGGGTCAACCGCTGGAAAAATATCTGCGTCCACATCGCATGAAAGTTTTTGAGATAATTCGCTGAGGAACGGTCTTAAGTAACGTGCTACTGCTTTAGAGTAGACATTTGAGCTCATCTCTAGTGAAGACTGTTGGTCCCCTTGCCCTCCGACAACGTTCTCTGGGATACCGTAGACTTTTGCAAATTGTCCGGTCGTCCAGTCCGCTTGCTTAAGTAGTTGGGCCACGTTGGATTTAATTTCAAGAGGTGTGAAGTCCTCTAAATCATCCAGTACCAACGGGCCACCTTGCATTTGCTTCATCGCTTGTCGTGAGCGTGAGACCTTAGTTTTGAAATCGAGCAAACCACCGCCTTTGATTTTCAAAATACCATTGGCGTTTAGGGCATTTTTAAGAGAGTTAAGCGTTAGCTTATCACTGGCTTTTTGAATGTCTAATTCTCTACCAAGAGCCATCAACGGACTTACGCTTGTCAAACCACCGTCTACAGATAGCAATCTAAAATGTAAGATATCGCTTTGCGGAACGTGCTGTTTCGGTGGAATGCGTGGGTCATCGAATGTGATGTTGTAATAAAGTCCATTCTGGTTGTCCAATCGATTGAAAGTGACTTGAGATGGTCTTAGATACTCCCACTTCATATCTCGCCCATTGTCGTTTCTCCAACGATACGCAAAGGCTTCCCCACCCAATAGCATTTGAGCAAAGATAGACTGGTAAAAGTTAAAGCGGTTAGCGTTGTTTGACGGGTTATCCACGATACCTTGCATTTGTTTTCGGCTAGTTGTTAGCTTAGCGGTCGCAAGGTCGTTAGATAGCTGACTGATAATAGAGAATAGGTCCGAGTTTTTTAGAGCGGTTTCGGCTGATACCCACTCACTACCATTCAAAGTAGCTAAAAACTCTGGATCAGTAATATCAAAAAAGCCCCCTTGATTGTTCGGTGGGCTTTCGGTTGCTAAATTAAATATCGGCAATTATTATCACCTCCTTTCTAGCCTTTTTTGCTAGCTAGCTCACTAATTAAACCTGCTAGTACGAATGTAATGGTCATACTGATACCAAACCATACATATCCAAGGTTGTAAGTCGTTAAATTAAGCGAAATTGCAGCTAAAATAAACATAAGAATGTCAAAAATAGCCCAAATTGCCTTAAAAAACTTCAAAATCATGTATTAATACTCCTCTAATAGCCCACTATCTGGGTTTTTTAGCCAATTTAAAACAGCTTCTTGGCTCATGTGTTCTACCTTCCACGTTGGGTTGTTAGTAATAGCGTAATCTTCAAACGCATACATGCCATCATAAAACGCATCGATAAGAGCATCCACCACGTCGATTTTATATGTCGATTTCATTTTATCGACTTGAATACCGATGTTATCTTCTTTAATTACCGCATTTATCAAAGCTTTTCGCATAATCTCATCATCAAGGCGAGTGATATTGCCTTCGATAAATAGCGTTTGAAGGAATTTTGTTGGGTCTTTCAATTCGCTAGTACGCTGTCTTATCGGCATGAGCGGGAAACTAGTGTTAGATTCCAAGGCCTTGATAATTTTAGACACTCCCATAGCATCGTAGCCGAAAAAGACTACATCAAGCTGATTGTCTTCTACGTACTCGCAGAACCAACGATACACTTCCTCTGGGTTAATAAGCCCTTGTGGGTGACTTGTAATCGTGCAAAAGCCCTTGGTTTCCAAATCTCGATAGTTAACACCATCTTGTTCCATTTTGGCTTCTAGCGAGCCCGCTTGTTGCCAAGGAATGAAACTGTGTTGTTCAACATGCCATTTCTGACTGCCATCTTCAGCAACGTAGGGATAGACAAAGCCAATAGCTGTGTTATCGCTAAACATAGACGCATCCAGTCCTACATAGACACGCTTACCCTTGATGTCAAATTCATCAACAACGGCATTTTCAATATCGGTTAGATCAAGAAAGCTATTGCTATCTGCTAATAACCAACAATTCATGTTTTTGACTTGGAAATCAGCTAGATTACCGCTCAATAGGTCACTATCCCTTTTATCCATCAACCCTTTCATAAGGTTGTCACGTTCTTGTTCTAAGTCTAAAAGTGGATTGCTTTTCCCCCACGTTTCTGGTTGAAAAACCTCATCCAAACTATCTTGAGACCACACTAAACAAAGGTATGTATCAGCGTCCCTATTGTCGTCGTCTTCCATAGCTTGCTGCATAATTCTTTGGTCTTCCCTAAAAGGAACAGACGGATTTGGGTAAGCGGTAGAAATTTGGACAAACTGTCTATTCGGGACTTTTACTTGACCAGAAACAATTTTAGAAACCGCATCCCTTGTTTCAATTTCCCCAATCTCATCAAAAATAGCGGTGGTAAAATGGAAACTATCATATTGACCGCTTTCAGCAGATATCGCCCTTAAAACGTTATTGTTAGCTTTCATAATAACTTGGTCACTATGCAAACCTAATTCAGTTTCGTTCGCTAAACTCTTAAAAGGCTCGTTTTGAATTATCTGCTTCATCATGGATTTGATGTAACCAAGCAACTTATTTGTTTGCTTGAAGTTGATAGAGGTTACAAGATAATCTTGGTTTGACAATCCGAAACTTTCGATAAAGTACGAATACGCCGTAAGAATAGCCATCAAATATGTTTTACCTTGACCACGACCAACCGAAACGATGGCACGGCTGAAACGTTTACCACCGTTAGCGTTTCTCCACCCGAAAAGCATACATAGGATGAACTTCTGCCACGGCATCAGTTGTGTAGGCTCACCAGTATCAACGTTCGGGCATATCCTAGCAAAACGCAATAATTTGTCCGCTTCAGTCGTTTCATAGGTATATGGAAAGTCGTCGTTGCCTTGTCTTTGTAGGTCTCGTAAATGTCTAAAACATGCCAGTTTAATCATGTATCCAGTCACTATCCGACCTTCCAAGGCATCAAAGCAATATTTTGTGCCATCGTCTTGATATTTTTTAGCGATGTCAGTGAAATCAAATTCTTTATACGCTGCATCTATATCATGAGTTTTTATCAGATTCGTTTTCACTATTGCTCCTTTCCAAAAAAATAAAACGTTAGATATAACGCTTTATTTTCTGTTCTATGTTTTCGTAATATCCTATTCTAACAAGGGTAATACCATTGTTTTTACAGTAATTATTCTTTATCTCGTCCCTTTTTCTTTGAAGTTGGAAGGCTTTTTCTCCGCCCCATCTTTCAATGGGTCTTATATGTTGCTCTCCATCAAATTCAATCAATATATTGTGGATTGGTAAGAAAAAGTCAAATACTAAAGGTTTTTTAAGTCTACAATCACTAAATCTGACTTGTTCTTCAAAAAATACACCTTTTTTCAAAAGCAAATCTCTTATTTTTAACTCGCCCTTATAACTTTTGCATTTATCACATCTAACGCCGTTTTTGAAGTTGTGAGGTGAAATTTCTGTCAAATTCCCACATTCTACATGTTTTAAAAGTATCGGTTTTGTCGATTTTGCGTATTTTCCAATTATTACATATTCGCCAGTTGCGTACTTATCAATATAACGTTGAAAATCAGCTTTGCACTGTATTCTATCACCACTACTTTTAAAATCAACGATGTCTCTATTTGTCTTTTCGCAACTACAAGTGATGCCGGCGTAAAACGTTGAGAATGGCTTAACTATCGTTTTACCACACCTTAAATGTTTTAATTTTACTTTAGATTTAGAATTTACATATCCAGAAATGTATTCAAATTCCCCGCCACTTTTTTGACGAATTATTTCCTCTACTCGTTTCAAAGAATTTCTCCGATTCAAAATTCTTGATTCGTTTTGACATTCTGGGCATCTCTTGCCTCTAAGAAAATTATCTGGGCTTATCTCCCAAACATTCCCACATTTATTGTGACAACAAGTGATTTTTGTTTTCGCATCCTTATACGTGTCAAGAAAAGAATACTCTCCATTGGCAATCCGTTCAACTTGAGCTTTAAATTCAGAATCCGTCTTTTTCTTAGTCATATCGCTACCTCTAAATATATTATAACACGTATGTACGTATTGTGCAATTATAAATAATCACGTATAATATATTTAGGAGGTAACCAATGAAGAAAAAATTTACAACAACTATTGATGAAGATGTTATCAAACAAGCGAAAATTCAAGCTATCGAAGAAAACACCAGTGTGGCGGAGCTTATCGAAAGACTACTAAAGGAATATCTCGGAATGGCGTAAGCCGTTCTTTTTTTATTTGCCTAAAAATTCTTTCATCATATCTCCTAGAGACTTATTATCCGCTTGACTTCCGGCTATTTCAGCCAATTCTGCCCGTCCTTTAGGGGTCAAACCTAGCTGAATACCTATTTTATTAAGGGTTTCAGTGGCATCTTTCATAGTCGCAACGGCTGGGTTTTTTCTAAATCCCATTGACTGCTCGCCTAGAATCTCGCCACTGCCTTGTGCCTGGATGAGTTTCTTGATCTCGGTTTGGATACCGTTTTCTTTCACGTCCTCATAGGCTTTCTTATAAATCTCGTAGTTAGTACAATAGGTTTCCACTAGGAACGTGTCAATGCGTTCGACCTTTTCTGTTGCTTTTAAATACGGAATGATTTTAGTCCAAACCGACCTCGCCACTGTGCCCAAATAGTTCGGTGGGTCAATGGGTAGAAAGCGGTCATTTTGCTCGTAAAACGGTTTCCGTTTGGCTGGTGACTTATTCGCCATTTTCTCACTTCCTATCTTTGTTATGACACCGCTTAAAAACCCTCAAAATTGGCGTGCGGTGTAAGAAAACACCTTGTCGTGGCTCTCCTTGGCACGAGAAGGGGCCGGGGGTCAATTTTAAATCGTTCCGAGGGTTATTACACCACCCTTATTCTAAAATCGTGCTATGGGCTTATTAGAGGGGTTTAACGACGTCCTCTTTTTTGCGGGCTATTAAATCTGCCCACGTAGCCACGGAAAGTCGTAGCTCGGTGTTCTGTTTCGTTCTATTTTGACCAGTACCATAGATTTCTTGTTCCAAGGTACGTTTAGTGTTATCACAGCTTCTACACGTTGCTACCACGTTGGAAACTTCCGTCCTAAGTTCTGGAGCTATTTCAACGGGTGTTACGTGGTCGCCTATGCGTGCGTCTGGTGTGGTCACACCCAACGCTAGACAGTACTGACACAGATAGTTGTCACGTTCCAATGCAATCTTACGAATAGAAGACCAAATCTTTGAACGATAGAACGCATACCGTTCCTTGCTCTCATCATCTCTGTTCCTTACTCGCTTGTTGTATCTTGTGCGTGAGTATCTCTCTCGCTCTGCTATGTATGCTGCTTCCATACTGTGGTGTGCAGGACAGTAGTGTGCTGGTCTCTCTGTTAAGGCACGGCACCCCTCTGCCTTACATCGTCTGACCATCGGCATTGGCATACCTCCTTTCAGATAAAGTAAAAGAAGAACACTACTGTGTCCTTCTGATTCGATAATACTATGTTACCACGTTGGTAGTATGATGCACTATAGATTGGTATAGACCGATGCAGATTAGTCCAAATACTTCTCAGCCTGTCTTAGCTTAACGTAGTATGTAGCCTTACTAAAGCCCATGCGGTCACATATCTGCCAGATATCTAGCTGGTCTATGTACACCATCTGGAGTAGGGAGCGTGCCTCTATATCCCCCACCTCTGCTATTTGACGGCGGAAGTCTAGCTTTTGCTTAACAGCTTCAGCAGTGAAACGTTCCACTTCCTCCCTAGCTGTCATTAATTCCACATAGATATCATCCTTGCCCTTACGCTTACCACCTTGGACCATGTCTGTTTGCATTGCACCAGCCGTAACTTTGAGGGCTTGTGATTCTAAGCGTTTAATCTGTTCTATCTGACTGTCAATGTACCTGTCTAATGCCTTTATCTTTTGCAGCCGTTCCACTGTTCTCATAAATACGTTTCCTTTATGGTATAATGATATTAAGAATTTCGTAGAAGTCCTGGGCATTAGTCTGGGTCTTTTTTTATTTTCTCGGCTCGTTATTAAGAGATATGAAAAGATTAAGTTTGTGAGCCTTGGTGCTACCTCCTTCTAGCCATCGACACCAGCAAGGTCTTTGGCTTTTTAGTAATGCAAGATATCAATAAGAAAGAGGGTTTTTCACATCCTTTTTTCTTAAAATTTGCTGGGTTTGTTTGGACAAGGTCTGTCAGCTTGCCCGGTGTCGAAAAAGTGTTCAAGCCACTAAAAATCTATATCCATTTTTTAGCTTCATTTTTTATTTTTAGTGATGACAGACAATAGCTAGTAAGGGAATCGAACCCTCATAAACCGTTCTAGCTACACGCCTAACGAATAGGCTGTATATAAGGCTTTTCTGACCGTCGCTTTATTGCGCCCTACCTTGCCTTTATTACGATATTCTAGGGTTATGCGATCAACTTCATCGTCCAACCTCTCGCTCCATTCATAGTTATTAAATACATAATCAATAATCTCACTAAATAACCCTCTCGAAAGTAGCCCTTCCATTTGAATTGCCTTCAAAGGGGTTAGGGCTGCTTTTTCCGCATAGCACATATTAAGGGCGTTTTGGGTTCTGTTAGCATTTTTCTGGTCGCACCCTTTAACCTCTCTAATATAGTTATTTAAGTTATTAGGGTGTTCCTTGCGTAGTTCTTCCACTTCCTTACAGAAACACTTGAATAATTCCTCCGGCAGTCCTGCGTTGGTTTTCTCCAACACTGGGTGCGTGGTTTTGCCTCTTGTGTAATTGGTAGATAGATAATCTTGAAGGTCGTTGAATAGTTCATCGGAAATAATGCCTTCCAGCCTATCGACAGTCGCTGGTGATATCCTCGCACGTTCTACCACTGCGGCGTTGAATGCTTGATATATGATACGAGCTTGCAATTCACTGCATTGTTTCACATCTTGGAAAAACTGCTTATAAGAGCCCTTTTTGTGTGCTTTTCTAAGCGCTGCATGCTCACTGACCAGCCGTTGATATAGCTCCTTGGTCAACCCAGAATATTTGTATTTCACGCTCATGAGTTCACCTCTGCCAGTTCTGGATTAGTGTAGATGCTCCCGATGATTTCAACTTCGAAGATATCCGTGTTAAACAAGTCGTATAGAGGGGTTTCTTCGACTTCTCTTTTAGTTTCCTTGGAAACAAACATCGCCTTGTTTTCGTTAAAAGATACAACTTCCAACCAGCTTGATAGGTTGGTTACTTTAAGAATGTCCCCTTCGAAGATTTCTCTATCGTTTTTGTCTCTCATTCCAGTTGATTGCATTAAAACGATATCGTCGAAATCGTAGTAGTCTAAATCTCGACTATCTGGCAATCCTTGCTCAAAATAGATTGTTTGCACGCAAATTTCTTTTTCTTCGAAATTGATAGCGATAATATCATCAGCTCCGTACATTTCTTTTGTAGCTTTGTTCCATGCCCTAAATCTTGGAATCATTGTCCTCGCCCCCTCAAATAGCTAGGGATATCATCCCCAACGTTAACACTGTCGTACTGTTCCTTGCTGACAAGGAACTTGCCGTAAGCTCCGCAATCAATCGTGTAGAGCTTTCCGACCATCGATTTCCCAGTAACCTTGCCATGTAATTCCACGGCATTATCAGCTTTGTGGATAACCACGGTCTCGATAGGTCTATTGACCACTCGCAAGACAGTAGTCACATTAATTGCTAGCGACACCAGTAGTAGAATCGTTGCTATCGTTAGATCTTTATGTTTCATAAATACCTCGCTATTTCTTTGATAACATTGACGGTCACACTATTCCCAGCCTGTTTATAGAGTTGACTGTTAGAATTGACCTCTTGCGCCTTGTCAAACGCCCAATCTGGAAAACCTTGCAATCTCCAACACTCTCTAGGTGTTAGCTTTCTGATTCTGAAATTAGGCATTACCACACCTTGACTATCACCAGTCACTAATGTGTTAGCGATGCCCTCGCCAACTCTCCCTCTTCGTGTTTTGGAGTTTGGGTGCGACAAATTAACACTATCCCCCACACTTGCTTCAGCGTATCCTTGCTTAGTCGCTTCACGGACACGGATTTTGGGTTCTAATCCGCCGCCTTGCATCGTTCTTATTGTTGGTGATATACCATCTGTTTCGTAAACCACTCCACTTTGATTGAAGTTGGGCTGTAATACTCCATATTTTTTAATTTCATTCGGTATAGCAACTTGTTCAGGTCCTTTGTAGTCGGATGCTGTTAGAGTTCCCACAATCCCTTCAGGGTCATGCACTATGTCTCTAGTCCCTTGAGCTGTTCCGTTAGGGTTTTTAGTGTTTCCTAAAATATTGATTCCTAACCGTTCAGCACTAGATTTTTCGTCTTTTCCTCCGATAGGAAAAACTTTTCGTCCACGTTGTCCTCTAAGATGTCCGATAATGAACACACGCTCCCGATTTTGTGGTACTCCGAAATCTTTGCTGTTAAGCACTTGCCATTCCACATCATACCCAAGTTCATCCAACGCTGAGAGGATTGTCTCAAAGGTATCTCCCTTGTCGTGGTTAAGGAGTCCTTTGACGTTTTCAAGGAATAGATACTTAGGTTTGAGAATAGCGGCGAACCTTGCGATTTCAAAGAAGAGAGTTCCTCTAGTATCTTCGAATCCTCTTCGATGTCCTGCAATGCTGAAAGCTTGACACGGAAATCCTCCGCAAATTGCGTCAACGTGCCCGATGTTTCTGATTTCGTCATCTGTGACTGTGGTAATGTCATGTAATTCTATCTCTCCTTCAGTGTTATGGATTGCTTTATAACTTGCTCTAGCAAATTTGTCGATTTCACAGAATGCTACACATTCATGTCCGGCGCTCTCCATTCCAAAACGAAAACCACCGATTCCTGCGAATAAGTCAATGAATTTCAAAGATCTTCCTCCTTAACAAACGTGCCATTTACCATTTTTCCCTTTCTGTTTTTAATCTCCTCGTAAGCAATACCGAGACACTCAGTCACATCAAGGTCTAACTGGTGAGCTAGCACGATGATTGTTACTAGCGTGTCACCGATAGCATCCTTCAATGCTGCTTGCGGCTCTGTGAATTTCGTTGGCTTCAAGAGTACATCCCGAATTTCTCCGACTTCTTCCGTGATACGCATCCACTGAATCTTTGGGTCAGCTTGTTTTAGCCCACGGCTATCTGCCCAGTGGTTGATTTTATTGATCAGGTTATTCATCCGTTACCTCCGAGAATAAAAGATTCATAGAAAAACCGCTGTTGATAAATTCTTTAGTCAGCGTTGGGTTGATACCATTCCCCAAGCAGTGGTAGATTATGTCAACGTTAACACTGGCACCTAAATACTTTTCTAAGCGCTCTTTGTTGTCGACATAAAAACCAATATTTCTCTTTACTTGAACGTAAGGAGTGGCATTGGCAATATCTCCAGTACACCACATTAGAACCTTTGAAATAACATCCTCTCTTGTCAAACAGCCTTCCAAACGGAAGTAAGTGTTTGTTTTCGGTATCAAAATGAATTCTAACTGTCTGTTGATATACGCTTCTGGGAAACAATTTATGAGTCGTTTTAGTTCTTCATACACTTCATTATTCACCTATTCCACCTCCTTAACTTCCACGCCTGGGCAAGAGAACACCCAGCCGAAATCAGCATCTTCTAGCTCTTTTCGGGTGTGGTGTGCTCGAAATCTTTCAAGTTCTGTTTTCGATGCAAAAAGCCATGTTTGAGTTTTTGTATCTCGATTGAGGTATTTACTGTATCCGAAGACGCCTTTCATTTTTACCGTATATCTAGGCTCTTTCTCGACCTCGTAGCCATCAACCCAAGCACGAGCAAAGATATCTTGGTTTCTTGCCTTTTTAATCCAGCAAATAAGTTCATCACTTTTATTCCACTGTTTCAAAAAATCTGGATTCATAGCAGTATATAATCCTATTGCCAAATTTTCTTTACACACATCAATCCAATCCGCCACACATTGCGGAACGATTGGTTTAGGGAAGAATGAATCGTATAGGTCTTCTGCGTACGATACAGAGATATGCCCGATTGTCGATAATTTTTCTATTGCTTCTTGTCTAGTCATTTCGTACTCTCCTTGTAAATAATCAGTGCTGATGTATCATACGTTCTGCGAAAGTCATACTCATAGATTGCTAACGCCACATTAGATTGATATTTAATATCAATAATTTCTATATTTGGGTTTTCTGCAAGAAAATTATTGATTAATTCATCAATTTCTAGGTGGTTAAAAGTGCTAGTATTCTCACGTAAATACTTCGTTCTAATCATCGATTTCCTCCATCCAGACAGTAGCATCTACTGCCACGCTTAACTTTTTCAACGCTTCAACGTGTTTCAGTGCCTTGTTCTTATCTGTGAAATAGCACTCCTTAACATCATCCATTGTGCGTGCTACTCGTACTATCCACCGCATTCGACTAGCTCCACCGTGTACATCCTAGAATTTCGATATTTAACACCTCGCAAGCGGTGCAATTCGTTGATAGCGTCGTTCTTGTTGCTAAAAATATGCTCACTGTCTGGCATATTGTCGTAATATACGATTACTTTATATTTCATAACTTGACTAATCTCCTTCCATTTTCGCTAGTTCTTCGAGCGTATACCGGCGTGCCATAGTACCCAACGGTGCTAGCTGACACGCCTAATTGTTGGGCTATTTCACGCTTAGTTCCCATCGCTAGCAATTCTTCCCCTTTATACAAGGCATATTCATTTACTTGCATAGCTCGACCATCTTTCTTAATAATTCTTCGTCCGGCAACTGCTCTAGCGTCAGAATGCGGTTGAGTTTCTTTGCGTTGATACCTAGCTTGGCGCTGATATATTCCATATCCTCGTGATTAGCCCAAAACCACTTCGAAAACTCTTGCGTTTGACCTAATACGCTTGTGTGATCGTAACTACCTGGAGCATACACACCGACCAGCTTGTCTTTATATTTGTTGTTCATTTCACGTTCCTTCAATGTCTAACACAATCTTAAATTTCCCAGACTCACCACTTAACCCGCCATACTGAAATGACATCATTTTGATAACTTCGTGATTGTCGTCTGGCCACAAATTAGCGTCCGTCAATCCGTCTATAATAGCTTTAACAGTCGGATATAGGTTGGGTGGGTCTAATCTTCGTCTGGTTGGTGCATAGACCGTGACAAGCACCTTACAAGGCTTATCTGGGCTATATACTGGCTTAATGTTAAGTCCTGCTTCTGCTCTCGCTATCAATCGCAATTCCTTGACCATCCGGCCCTCTGCTTGATAGTGGAATCTGTCATTACTGTTGATGACTAAATTTTGAGCAGGCTTAGCTTTTGACCTTGGTAATAAAAATTCTAGTTTCAAGACTATTCCTCTTTTTCTGCGGCCATTTCCTCAAAAATTCCATTTAGCGTGACTCCTAGCGTGTTGAATGCGTCATCCGTTGCCCCTTCTTCAGCTAGGATAAACATAAGAAAGATAATCCTTAACGGATGCGTGAAAGGTAACTCCATCAAAACGATATTATTCTCGGCCAAAAAATCTGAAATCATATCCCAATAGAAAGGTTTAAGCAACCCGAACGAGCCCTTGGCTACGTCTTCCACTGGTTTTTCAGAAAGGTTATCAGCCTTCATCACTAGAGTAACCCTATCAAATTCAGTTGTTTCCCCTTGCGCTGTTCGGTGTGTTACGTGTCCGGCTTCGAGGTCTTCAATATCGTAACCAAACATAAGAGCGACATCTTTTAGTTGGTTCATTAGTTGTTCTGTCTTAGTCATCTTTAATTCTCCTCAAATTAGAATGGCAAATCATCACTAGTGATGTCCATTGGGTTTGAATTACCGTATGGGCTGCTTTCTCTTGCAAAGTTTGGCCCTTGCTGTTGCGGTGCTTGTTGCCCGTAAGGCCCAGCATAGCCGTTGTCATTGCCAAACGCTCCAGACGTGTTGCCTTGGTTAGCATTACTGCCTTCACGCGCTGCACGGCTTTCTAGCATTTGGAAGTTCTCAGCGACCACCTCAGTGACATACACTCTTTGGCCTTGCTGATTCTCGTAGCTACGGGTCTGAATGCGTCCAGTGATTCCAATCAATGCGCCTTTCTTAGCCCAGTTAGCCAAATTCTCGGCTTGCTGGCGCCAGATAACACAGTTGATAAAGTCAGTTTCACGCTCACCGTTAGCATCTTTAAAGTTACGGTTAACGGCTAGGCTAAACGACGCTACTGCGACATTGTTCCCAGTGTATTTTAGTTCTGGGTCACGGGTTAGGCGACCAACTAGAACGGTCGAATTAATCATTGATTCTCTCCTAGAATTTCATAATTTACAAAGTTATCATCTAGCAACTTAGCGAATTGATGCCATTGATTCTCACCGCCGTGGAAAGTTAGTGAAAGATTGACCTTGTAAGGCTCAACGGGCTTGCTAGGCGCTTCCTCGACTGGTTTAGTGTCTTCGATAACCTCACCAGTTTCAGCGTTGACTGCCTTGATTTCCTCGTTAGCTGACTGTTGGGCTATTGCTTCAATTTCTGCTAGGCGTGCAGCTTCTGCTTTCGCTTTGGCTTCTGCTTGCTGCTTACGCTCTACGGCCGCATCACGGTCTTTTTTCATTTGCTGCAAGATTTCAACTAGAGGTGTATCGTTCTGTAGCGCTCTAGTGTATGGTTCCGCTGGCAACTCATAATCAAGAGATTGCTCCTCAATCATGGCGATATTTGCCTTGTATTCTTCGAGTCGGTCATACTCAGCCAAAACCAAAGCGTCAATCTTTTCTTCTGTCTCTTTTTTGAGCTTCATCTTCTTATCCATGAAATCCCCGACCTTAGAAAAGCTCTCGTACTTGTCCTTGAATGTGTCCTTGTCTAGTCCGGCTAGCTCGCATTTGCTTTCAAATACTGATCTAACGTGGTCAATTCGCAGCATTTTTTTGTGCTCTTTGACTTCATCACGTTTGGCACGTAGTTTGTCAAGAAGTGCATTCAACGGTTCTAGTGAAGTCGCTAGTTTAGATTCAAACTCAGTGAGTGGGTCTTTGTAGATTCTGCCGATTTCCTTACGCTTATCGTCAAGTTTGTCGCCAAGCCCTTTGAAGCGTGTGATTTCTTTTAAGACCTCGTTATATTCCAAGCTGTCTAGTTGTTCGTCTGATAGCTCGCTAACTGCAGCTTGGATAGCTACGTCGAATTTGTCAAAATCGAATTTAATCGCTCCCGGCGTATAGACCGGCTCGATTGTTTCCAAGAAATTGTTCGTTACGTCCTTCATTTTTATCCCTTTCGATTGTTGATTTGCGTTTGAATGTCGTTAGTTACCACGTCAAATCCCGGTACTAGCAATTCATGGAAGTCATTGAGTTTGTACTTCTTCAAATAGTAATTCGCTACTGTTTCAACTGATTGCCCAGTAATTAGAGCTAGCTCATTTACTTTCCCTAAAATCTGGCCACGTTGTTCATCACTGATAAAGTTAGGTTGTTGATCGCTTCTTGACTCATAGCGTGCTTGTTGCGGTTGCTGATTTTGATGTGGTTGAGGGTTGTGAGGTTGATTTGGTCTCAAGCTCTCCTCTGCCACTTCGAAGTGGTCCACGTCTTCCTCACCAATTGCAAATAATGCTTGCAAGGCGTACTTCCCAGCGTATGATTGTACGGCTCCTACCCATTGCGGTTCATTCATTTGCTTTAAATCTCCGTTACGAGTTTTCAAAATCGGCACGGGAGACAGCTCTGCAAATGCTACCGCTTGCTCTTTTTCCTCTCGGTTAGATGCCGTTGCAACAGCCTTGATAAAAGTCTTGCCAGAAAATTCGACTAGATCATAGTTGACTACAACGCTCCAATTTGATTTCAAACTTTTAAAAACGTTGTAAATATCCTCGGCATGCCTTGAAGCGTACTCGGCAGTCCCTTCTTTCTTTTTTTTAAGCTGCATTTTTTGTTGCAACTCTGTGAATGTCATGTTTTCCATATTGTTCTCCCTAGGGCGGTTACAAGCGATTTTAGAGCCATTTCTTGCCCTTTGACTTTTTTAGGTACCAATTCTCCCTTTTGAGCTTGGTGTTTTCTTGAGCTAGTGACAAGATTCTGTCTTGCTGACTGTTGATAATCTCGCCTAGCTCACGACCTAAATTCATGTACTTGTTCCGCCATCGGCTCTCGACTTCGTAAGTTTCTTGTTCCATGTTTAATGCCTACCCTCCCA